CATATTGTCAAAGTCCTCCATCTGATTGAATACAGTTTTAACGCGCTCGTCCATTCTTATCATGAGCTCGTCGCGTTCTTGCGCATTCATATTTAAAGTAGGTCCTCCCTACTATTTAAAGATTGTGCTATCATGGACCACCTGAAACCCATAAAGCTTTAGGTGTGCCCGGTCCAGTTGCTCCATCAGTATAAAGTTGTCCTAAAACACTAGGGTCAGAAGATGGTAATGTATAAGGGTCTATAAACCTTACATCAGACGTTCCTAATGTTATAGTAGCACCATCATCGGTGATAGTTCCTGCGGCGATTAATTTTCCTGACGTACCATCAAATATACATACCGCCTTATCTGTAACTGGAACACCGGGACCTAAAACCGTATCGGGGTCAGCTGGAGCAGTATTAGTTATAGTTAGCGTTTGGCTACTCTCACTAGTAGATACTCCCGTTCCTCCTACAAAGGAAACTCCATCGCCTGATTCAACGTCTGAACTTCCAGCGTCGCCAGAAAGTATCCAGATTGCATCACCCATCATTGTATCTTGAAGTTTTTCTGATATTTGAATGCCTTGACCAATAAGGCTTTTAGATTTAAAATATTTTGACCATTTCGACATAGATAAAACTCACGTATAAATAATATAAGCTATCCATCTAGCACCGCCTACATCTACAATATCAGCTTTATGTATAGTCGTAAATGTAGCTCCGTCTATTAAAGCATTAAGAGCGGTTATAGCCGCTTTAGCTGTATTTTCTATAGATGTTTCTAGTGTAGACATTGCTTACCTTATTGGTGGAGGGATTAAGGCTCCCTCCAAGCCTGATTTAAAAAGAAACTTAATAAATCTAACCAGTCGTACCATTTATGAAGATACAACCAACCTCAGGTCTTACAACCTTTAGTCCATATCGCATCGACATGTAAGAACCGACAATACCGAAACCGGGATTTGCCTCTTCTACAGTCAATGGGCGTCTCTCTACATAAACAGCCGGAGGCGTTGACAAGTCAAAGATACCAAACCTTGTAGAAGGTATCCATGCATTCATCACAACCGTCAATCCGTACAAACTACCAACAACTCCGTTAGAAGCTGCACCTTTGAAGGGACTTCCCTACATCATAGTTGCTGTGGTAGGAGTACCAGCAGTAGATGAAGCAGCTACTCCATAAAACCCTGATGTGAAGTCTCCCAAGTCTAGCAACGACTTGTAGTGTGTTGGGGATATGAACAGGTGTGAAGCAGTGTAGCCGTGTTCAGCTATCCTGTCTATTCCTGCAGTTACATCCGATAGAGCAATTCCACCAGCAGTATCCGAAGAAGCGCGGACGTATCCGTTCCTCTGTAAAGTACCAGAAGCTACATTAGCGTACTGGTTCAATCGACCTGAATTCACTGCTGTACCAGTTCCGAAGAAACCTCCGTACAAGTTAGTTGTGAATGTCGTAATCGCTGATTCTGCTGTTGTTTCGTCAGTCGCGACGGTCTCAAAAGTTGAATCTGCTGCATAAGCACCGAAGATTACTTTCATAACATGTGATGTCATGTGTCTGTCTACGGCTCTGCGAGCCTCATTGAGTGCCATCTCGACTTCGTTAAATCTCGAATCCTCCATCATTCTCCGGGTTACACCTACCGCCAATCCCCATTCTCGTACACCTACACGCTCTGAGCGTAGATTAGTGTGCTGGTATTGAGGGGTGTTCCCTTCTTCAATTTGCTCAAGCATCATGCTTGGGCGTCCAAAAGTAATATCAATATTACCGCCAGTGTCAGTGTTCATCGCTTCAGTGAAGAAAGCGAGAGCTGGAAGGTCAGTGACCTTGTAATCCATAATAGCGTCCTTATAATCAATAAGAACTCTCTCTCCTACTCCTCCATCCGCTGCACCAGTATTAATACTAGTAAGCAATCCACCAGCTGTGTCTTTAGTTAATGCTGCCATATTTCATATCTCCTTATAGCGTTATTGCCTTGACGTAGCCAACTCCTGAGGCGTTTGCCCCCATTGCTACAGCGTAAATCGTTGTCGCCGCCGAGTTGTCTAGCAAATCTCCGTTATCGTTAGTAGCGAGTAAATCCCCAACTGCCACTGCACCTGTGCAGGATACATTGAGTACTACTCCCTTACCTGTTATAACACTACAGTTCTGACCTGAGCTAGTATCCGTAAAAAGGAATCCTATCCCATTAGCTGCACCTGTAGCTGCTAAACCTACTTCTCCGCCGACATCGACTGCGACCAAACGACCACCGGACAGCGTATCTGCTGCCCCACTCGCTGTGAATGGAAGGATACGTGCCGGAGCACCACCATCATTCACTAAAATTTCTGTTGCCATAATTAGTCACCTCGTTGTTTCTTGAGCATACCCACATCTAAGTGAATGCGCCCCGTCTCATCCTTTGTCACTGCAAATTCCCGTGCTGTTTCCGCTACCGCTTCCCCTTCGGTGGATTTACCCTTTCCGAAAGTTCGCTCTACTTCTACAGCTTCAGGCATTGCAGCCAAAGCTTCGCTGAACCCAGTCAGCCTGTTTTCGTCCCATGCAGAGAGTTCTTCAACTCGCGTACCCTTGGAATCTTCTATAAGTGTTCCCAAGACCATCTCCTTGGAGATTATTGCTTCTACTGTTGCTGCTTTTAAAGCTTCAGCTTCTTTCGCGGCTCTCTTTTCTTCAGTTAGCTTAAAAGCTTCAATTTGCTTTAAAGCTTCTTCGTACTGATTCTTGAGCTCCTCTTTGGAAGCGTTTGCCTCTTCTAGCTTAACGCGTAGACTAGCAAACTCGCGCTCGACAATATTCTCTGTTGCGGACTTATCTTTAACTTCTTCAGTCATATTTTCAACCTCTGTTGTCATCCCATCTTGCTTTTTACATTCACATGAACGTTCTTTACCTCCGCAACCACAATCGTCATGGTCGTCTTCGGGTTCAGGTTCGTGTGTGTCACATTTCGTTTCGATAGTACATTCCTTGCAGACAGGGTCGGCAGTCGCATTGTCTATGAAACTTACCTCTGTGGGACGTATGTTGAAAGCATACGTATCACCCATTACATCGACATCGTTTGATAACCAATCAATGCTGACGTGGGTGACAGACCCGTCTTTCACTTTATTTAACACTTCTTTACCGCGTTCAGTTTCGTTAGAAACCTTAGCTTTCATCTTAATTCCAAACTTTCCATTGTCCATCTCCTGCACCTCTGGTTCAGTAGCCATGCCGATTAAATCCTCGGGTGTCCTCTGATGGTTAAAGTAAATAGGAAGCTCTGTGAACTTCTCTATATTCTCTTTTAATATACTAGGTTCTATATAAACCTTTTGTTGTATGTCGTCTACTTTGTATTCATGGGGACCTGAAGTGATAGCTATTACTGGGAATTCCACCGTCTCTATTCCTTCGTTCTCCATAAAAGAAAGACTTTCCTGTCCTTCTATATCCATACCAAATGACCTTCTTACTTCTTCATTTGATATACTTCTACCGAATGTTCTTTCAACTCCATTCTCGTCAGCCCACATACTACACATGCCAGCTGCTATAGTGTCGTGACCTTCAAGACCACGCTCCTCGAGGGTCTTACCCACTTCTATTACGCATTTTTCATAGCTCATCTTCTATCCCCTATTGCATTTGCTGCAGGTCTATTATGTGCTCTTGCAGATTCTTCTTTCTTATCCTCATTCATGCCTCCAGAAACATTAGCGTTCTTTGCAGCCGGACCTGCTTGTTTCACCACTACATCCTTTAACATATCAAGCTCTACTACGCCTTCTGGGTCGAGACCTCGCTCTTCCCTTACTTCTCCGGGTGATAGAACTCCTTCTGAAAGATATATCATATCAGTCTTAGCTTTAGTAAAGGAATCCTCTATATTAATCTGCCTGAACTTGAATCTAGCTTCACCGGATTCTATCTGAGGCATTAATTGAGCATTAAGAGCTCCTTCTACCATAGTCTGTAAATATCTAACGTAAGGTTCAAAAATAGGACGCGCCCTATCAGGGTCTGTCCACATAGTCTTAGGGACTTTTAGAGCCATATGCATTTTATCAAGTATATCATCTGTATACTTACCATATTCAAAAGCTCTCTGTGTTCCTTGTAGTTCCTTGATTTCTATATCGTTGCCGTGAATTATGTCTTCTCCCGGTTGTAGGGAGTTGAACGCATCCACCACTTCGTTAATTTTGTCAGGACCATAAGGCATATCGGGAAGTCCACAAGATATATCAAAGCGAGAAGAAGCATACTTGTTGAGAGCGGCTCCGATGTCTCGTTCA